TTGCGGCTGATTTAAATTATGCAAAAGATTTAAGAGCAACAGGTGTTACCACCACAGAGTTCGATATTCTTGATGATCTTACAGCTAGTACAGCGGAATTAAATTTATTAGATGGCGTTCCGGGAACACTTACAACTACTGAAATTGGATATTTAGATGGTGTGTCTAGCGCTATACAAACGCAATTAGATGGTAAACTTTCTCTCTCTGGCGGTACTGTAACAGGTGATGTAAAGTTCAACGATAGCGTACAACTTAATTTCGGTACAGGGACTGACGCTGAGATTTATCATAACGGTTCACATTTGTATTTTGATATGAACGCCGACGATGACATTATTTTTAGAGATGGCAATAACAGTAACGCCACACGTTTTACCTTCGACACATCAAGCGGCAATTTTACTGCTACTGGAAACATAACAGCTTATTCAGATGCAGCGTTAAAATCAGATATTACAACCATAGATAATGCACTAGAAAAAGTTTCTAACATGAGGGGTGTTTTCTTTAATAAAGATGGTGAGCGTGGTACTGGCGTTGTTGCTCAAGAAGTTCAAAAAGTTATTCCTGAAGCCGTTTTTGAAGGTGGTGAATATCTATCTGTTGCTTATGGAAACCTAGTTGGCGTTTTGGTTGAAGCCATCAAAGATTTAAAAACCCAAGTCGAGGAACTTAAAAATGCCGCTTCAAAGTAGTGGTTCTATAAGTTTAAACGAAATTCACATTGAAGCAGGAGGCACTTCTGCTACGCAAGCTTCTCTGAATGATAGTGATATTAGGGGGTTAATAGGCAAATCATCTGGAGCGCAAATGTCATTTTCTGAGTGGTATGGCGCAACGGCTGAAGTAGTATTAACATCTGGTGGCACTATAAACGGCCAAGCACAAAGACAAGAAATAACCGCTTCTGATTATATTGATTCTGGCGGTACGCTTCGTATTCCTTCAAATATGTGGGTTTGGTCCGACGATACATCAACGGCTGCGCTTACTATTGATATACCATGTACAATAATTAACGAAGGTAAGATTATAGGTAAAGGCGGTCAAGGCGGTTCTGGATTGAGAATTAAGAATTTATCACACCCAACTACTGGCTCAGGTAATTGGAACTCAGGTTACAACACAGCAGGTTTAGGTAGTGGCGGCGATGGCGGTGATGCAATTAAAATAAATTCAAATGTAAGCAACGTAACAATTACAAATAGTTCTGGTGCATATATTGCGGGGGGCGGCGGTGGCGGTGGCGCATCTGGAGTTGAACCACAAAACAGCTTTTCCGGTGGCGGCGGTGGAGCCGGAGGAGGAGACGGAGGTAAAGCAAACTTTACAGATAATGTAGGAAGCGGATACCCCAACTACACCAATAATGGCCCCAACCACTCTACCTTTGCTGCTTATGGTGACACTGGTGGTCAAGCAAGTGGAATTGGTAATAATAACCCACCTCGTATGGGTTTTGGCGGTAAACTGAACGAAAAGGGAGTTACGTTTTACCGTCCTGATGCAAACACATTTAGTTACCTCTTCGCATACAGAGCGGAAGCCGGTGGTTGTGCTTTTCGTTCTGCGGGTGAGGATCAAACCTCACTTGGTGGTGATGGAGGTGGTAGAGTACTACCGGGATCACAATTTGCCACTGTTGGCCGTACCACAACAGGCGGCGGTGGTGGTAACGCAACTAATGGTTCTTATGGTGGTGGAGCTAATCAAGCTGGCGAGCAGGGAGGATCAGGAGGAAACACAGGAGAAGCGGGCGGTGGAGGTGGTTGGGGTGCTGCCGGTGGCAAAGGCTACAGAGGTGTTTCTGTATCTAATCAATGCCAAGGTGGTGATGCAGGTAAAGCTGTAGAAGACAGTGGAAACACTTATACACTTACTAACAATGGAACAATTTACGGAGCAACAACGTAATGCCTTATACAGATTTACGATTTAAGCCCGGAATAAACAAAGAGATTACACCATATTCTGAAGAAAATGGTTGGGTTGATTGTGATAAAATTAGGTTTCGTTTTGGCTATCCAGAAAAGCTTAATGGTTGGGAAAAGAACTCTACAAAAGCATTTTTAGGTCTTTGTCGTGGACTTCATGAATGGGTTGCGTTGAACGGTGAAAAGTTTTTAGGCGTTGGTACAGAGCAGAAGTATTACATAAAACAAGGTACAGATTTTAAAGATGTTACACCTATTAGACTAACAACGTCTGCGGGAGATGTGACTTTTTCTGCAACAAACGGTTCTGCCGTTATCACTGTAACAGATGTCAATCATGGTTGTGTTGAAAATGATTTTGTAACCTTCTCGGGGGCAGCTTCTTTGGGCGGGAACATTACGGCCAAT